CGTTGTGGACTGCGCGAGCAGCCATGTCAACACCTTGTGGCAACAGCAAGTCAGCAGTTGCGAAGGTGATGGCGTCCTTGTGATAGACCAAGTTCTGTGCGTACTGGCTAGAAGCAGCGCCTACGAAAACAACAGCCTTACCAGAGACAGGGAAACTGTCAACGGTAGCCAAAGCATTGGCGGCGGTGTAGATAGGAGCAACAGACACGACAATTGCAGTGCCGCTGGCAGTGGCGTCAGCCAAAGCAACGAACTGGAACAACGAACCAGTGGATTCACGAGTCTGTGGGTTCACAGCGAAGCAATCAGCAACAGTGAACACGTCACCGGCTTTAACTGTCAGGCCAGAGCCGATAGTCAAAGCAATGCTTGAAGCACCTTGAGAAGTCACAGTGGTGGTCACGGTGTTGCCGGTGGCAACGCGAGAGCCAGTTGTGTGTTGCTTGATAGACTGAGACATGTTGATCTCGTCAAAGCCCAACACGCCAGTGCCCATCATGCCGTTCTTGAATTGCTTGCTGATAGTGTCTGTAGGATTGAACAAACCTTTCATGCCTTCAACCAAGCCAGCGTTGGCTGCTGGGTTCACGGTAGCGTAACGTGGGGACATCACAGCAGCGTTTTCGTTCAGCTTCTGCTGGGCTTGGAGCAAGACCAAAGAAGTAGAAGGAGTTGTGCCAGGTGTGCCAACGGTGTTACCGATGGTTTTGTACGCATTGGCCACGTCTGCATCAATAGAAGATGCCAACTGGCTGATACGAGGCTTCAGAACACGCTCTGCGAAGTCATCCAATTGCATGGTCAATTCAGCAGATGTGAAGTTGACGCCGATGTGCTTTTGGCTGGCAACGGTCAAAGTGGTGAACTGCTCGTTGTCGTCTTGCACTTGCAAGGCAGCGCCGTCAGTTACCAGAGCGCGGTCAGGTAAACGGATACGCAGTGTAGAACCAATCTTAGCACCTTCAACAGCGAAGCTGTCGTCGTACTGGCGGTTCACGTTACGGGTAAGAACGAGGTTGTTTTCCAAGATCTCCAAGGCTTTCCTTGTGATCATGTCAATCGTCAGAATACTATTAGACATTTTAAAAATCCTTTAAAAAATTAGCGGGTCTGTGCTTGTAGCTTCTTAATCTGCCTTGCACGTTCAGCTTCAATCCACTGCGAGGCCGTCATGCTCTTGATAGAGCGAGGGTCTGTAGTGTCCAAAGTTGCTGCTCCAGCGGAGCGTGCAGTAACAGGAGAAATCGGCGCAGGCGCAGATGTTGTTTTCTTGATTGGGGGCGCTGATGCCAATTTGGCTTCAATTTTCCCAATCTCTTTCGCCTGACTGAGTGGCGTCATGCGTGAGATACGATCTGCTTCTTTTGGATTTGAGCCAAGGTAGTACGCTAACTCAGGCCCAATGTCCGAAGACTGGATCGTTTCGGCCATCACGTTTGTGATCGGTAGCTTGGGGTTGTAGGCGACTTGTTCAAAGTCATCATACTTGTCCCGTGCTTGCTCTTCACGCTCTTGATAGCTTTCGAGAACGGCTGATTGCTGTTTGGCTGCTTCACGTTTGGCCAATAGTTCTTCAGCTTTCTGATAGGCCATTGCTTCCGCATAGGCTTCAGGGCTTTCAAACTGGTCAACGGACGCAGTTGGTGCAGCGCTCACGATTTGCGATTCCGCAGACCGATTTGCTTGCTCTCTTTCCCACTTACGTTGCTCTCTTGCAAGGCGTTTGCCGATCATCGCGTCAATTTCAGCCTGGGAGTACTTCTTTTCCTCTATGGCCTGATCAACTTGGTTCTCAGCGACTTCCGGCGTACTTTCAGCAACTTCAGGTGTGGCCGTCACATCCGTGGTTGGCGCGGAGTCTACTTCCGCTAGGGCTTGGACTTCTTCAGTCATGTTTTCTGAATCCTAAGATTCCTCGGTCTACTGGGCCGATACAGTTTGTCAGCACATTATGCTGGAATTCTTTTCAGTTAGCAATCAACAGCGTTAGCAAATTCTGGCAATGTTTTTAAGTATGCGTATGTTTGGGCAATAAAATTTGGCGCGCCAGATTCAACCGACACAGGAACTTGGTACTGTTTATTAAATTCTTGCGTATCGCCTTTAAAGTTAACAGAAACAAAGAGATTTTTTTTATCGCCGCTAATACTTGCAACTTTAACGTAGGCAGAAAAAGAAACTTTTTGAGTGCCATTTTTAATAGCGCCCATAGAAGTTTGAATTGTAGACGTGCCTTCAACTTCAATAATTTTTCGCAAAGCCATGATTGTTCCTTATGTTTAATTCAAAATAATCCAGTCGGCGCTCGATGCAGTTCCAGCAGCCATGTACCATTTACCAGTACCTGAAAGATATGCACGTTGACCAACAAAGCCTGGCGCATTGCTTACGCTGGTGACAACATACTCAAGTCTGCGACCAGAATCAATTAGAAATTTTGGTGATGTTGTGCCATTGACCATTGAAAGCCCACCAACATAAAAGTTACCAGCAACAAAACTTCCACTACTATTTGGTGCGAAAACAACTGTGGGAGTTGCACCAGCAGCAAGTAAAACAGAACCTCTAACTGTAACCCACGCATTTTTAGTAGTGATGCTTCCTACACCTTCGTAAGATGTTCCATTAAACATATAAACATCAACGTTGGGCTGACCAGTTGCCACATATACGGCAGTCAAAATTGATACCCATCTTGCGTCAGGCGTATTTGCAAATGGCCCTGATGGAGTAGCGGTAGTCATGTTAGCAAGTGCTGTTGCGGTAGATGTAACAGCCGCTGATTTGCCACCAAAACCAAGCCCATAAAATGCACCAGTTGCTTGTGCAAAAGTAGCCGCCCCCGCAGCAAAACCATCAGGGGCAGCAGCCGTTCCAGCAGTCCAAATATCAATATATGGATTCTGAAAGAAATTTTCTATTGGGCTTGCACCGCCACCGCCATTTAAAGTCGTTGCAGATGATGATGATGTAACACCCCCACCAATCATCTCAGTTGTTTGGCTTTCATCTGTGTAAGTATCGCCATCAACTCGGCAATCAATAATTTTTGTATGCCTAGAACTAGAGGCAATAAATAAACCGCCTGCATAGTTTTTTATGGTAGTGCCAATGCAACTATAAAGCGAAAAATTAGCCGCTGCCGCAGAAATAACATTTTCAATACTAGAGTTTGTGCAACCATCTAATTGCGATCCAATTGGGTTGCCTTCAAAGTGCATTTCTGTCACTTTCATGTTGTTGCAACCAACTGCTGAAAATGGCGTTCCGCTTAGTCCTTGAATAGTTCCACGGAAAGTGTTGTCACCTTGTGAAGCCATGTCATCGTGAATAATGCCGTTAACTGCACCAGCAAAATTGACATAAAACTGATTGGCGTTTGTGTAATACGGGCCGCCTGGAGTTGTTGTGTTAACTTCAATTTTTAAATGGTTTGTGGAAAGACCACTTGCACCGCCTGGGGTTGTAAAGTTAACAGATTGTTTTAAATAAAATTGACTTTCAAGCGCACCAATAACTCTAAATGCAAATCCAGTAGCGTTAACAGCAACTCTAGATTCAATTGTTGACATGAAATATGTATCAAGTACAAGAGCATCTGAACAAGTACTTGTCGAATACATATTTATTTTATTTTGAACATTTGCCGCAAATATTCCACCAACAATTTTCAATGCAATGTTTCCAGCGCCAACATTGGGCTTGAAATAGTCGCCGGAGCCTGGGCAAGTCCAATTCAGTCTGCGGGTAAAAACTAGGGGTGATGTGTAGTAACAAGCACCCTTAATCAAAACCATTGCGCCATCTGGCGCATTGTCATGCGCTGCCATGATTGCAGCATAGTCATTAGTTACGCCATCACAAACCGCACCGTAGTCTGTTACAGAGACTACTGGCCCATTTATCATGGAATAAGAGACTTTAGTCAAAGCCATTTTAGTTTCCTCTTAAAGTTGCAAGTTCGGTTTTTACCGAGTCAAGTTCAGCTTTAAGTTCTTGGATTGCTTTCATAAGAAATGGAACGGCATGACCATAGTCAGCATTCCAATACACGGGGCGCCCGTCTTCGGTGTCTTCAGTAGGTTTGTTAATTAACCAAGGAATATGTGCAACCGCTTCTTGAGCAATCAGACCTGTCCAAACACCACGAGATGCTTTGTTGTTTAAAGATTGATCGGTTGGGTCATTCCATGTGAAATCAACAATCCGTATCTTGTCAATAATTTCAAGTGCGTTGCGCTGTGAATCAACAATATTTTCTTTTAACCTAACATCAGATGATGTTGTGATTTGAGCATTACCAATGTAAGTTGCAGTAGAACCAGAACCACCAGAAGTTTGTGAAATTAATCCATTTGCAGAACCTGATGAACCCAACAAAAATCCTTTGCCAGAACCATCAGCTTGTTGCCATACATAATTTCCTTGAACAACAACAGGCCCATTCACATCTAATTTTGCTGATGGTGATGCAGTACCAACACCAATTCGATCATTAGTTGCATCTGTATAAAACAAGTTTGCATCTGTGTCGCCTTCAATTCTTACGTTGTAAATAGCGCCAATATCGTTAATCACAAGATTGCTTGTGCCAATAATCATCTTTTCGGTCAATGCACCAGCAGTAGCAGTTTCAAAATGAAGCTGGCCTTGTTCAGCACCAGAGGTTGGGCTAAGAATAGAACCGTGAAATAAAGCATAGGCTTGTTTATTGCCTGCTGAATCTTCACCATTAAATTCAATCTCACCAAGCGTATCAGCGGCGGCTGGACTTGCTGAATCTCGGTACAGATCAAGTAATGGTGCGGCTGTTGCACCAGCATCGGTTGATGTTAAGGTCATACCCAAAGCACTAACAGAACGACCAGCCGTAAGATCGCTGACTGCAACTTTAACTGTTGCGCCGCTTTGAACAATAGGCAAAACTTCCGTGCCAGCTAGGGGGGTTGTTGCGCCAGTCAGTGCCGAGATTTTTTTATCTGCCATGATGTTTATCCAGTTAGTTGTACATCACTTCAATTAAAGAAGTGAACGGGGGTGCTACAGAAAATGTAAGTGTTGTGCCATTAACAGCGTATGTATTTTTATTTTGGTATACACCATTGATATAAACAAAAGTGTAGTTTTCACCAAAAGATGCAAAACTTAACGTAAATACAGTTTGCGATCCAGTGCCTGTAAAATTTTGTATTTGATACGATGCTGCACCAATACCATAAACATTATCGTATGTTGCAATCAATACATCATTTGAATCAGTAAGAACAAATTTATAAGATACGGGTGTAATCCATATTTCACCACTATCAGGCACACGGCCTGCTGCATCTAAAACAATTGGATTTGTACGGGCGACATTTCCAACGCCGGTTGTATAACTGGGTAACGGTGATGTTGTACCCGCCGCATAAGTGTACAGCTTGCCGCCAGTCAAAACTGCGCCAGTGTTGGTAAAAAACTGGGCCGCAACACCGCCCACTGGGGAGAGAAATACGGCCATGTTAAGGCTCCAAAAGAATCAAGCCACCGTCTTCTTGGACAAGATTGTCGCCAGATTCGGTTAATAGATTGCCCACTGAAGCACCACTGTCGCGTGTGCCTGTAAACAGCGTGGCAATACCCCCAAGGCCAAGGCCCAGAGCATTGCGAAGGGCAACACCAAAGCTCATTGCTTGTTAATCGGTTTGCAGTACACCACACCGTCATCGGAGATGCGGATGGCACTCACTCGGAAAGGAGCGCCGTTGCCCATACCCACATAAAACGGGATTGGTGTGTACGCAGGGATCGGGGTGCTTGCAGTTGTGGCCACAGCAGCTGGGCCAACTTCCACATAGCAAGGGGTTGTAGACCAGATCACCACGCCTTCAGGGCCGGGGTTCCAGTCAGTCGTGTTGCCAGCAGAGGCAGTGTACGCAACGGTGCGACCAGGGAAGTCGGCTTGTGATAGTGGGTTGAGAAGTTCCATGATGATCCTTACGCCAAGAATTTCAATTTGTACAAAGTCCGAAGATATATCTCAACAATATTATCTATCAATTGTTGGAGCGATGAGTCAGATTTATCACACACATCGTATCTTGCGGCTTCAATTTCGGCAAGCGAATCTTGCAAAAACTCAATGATATTGGCTGTCTTCTTGGCCGAATGCAAGGTAATTGGGCCAATTAGGCCGTAGCGGCCTTGGTAGGCTTCAGCAAAGTCATCAGCCGCGCCAATGATGCGGTTGTAGAAGATATTGAGCGCTTCGTGCTTGCTAAAACTGCGTGTGTTCAGGTGTACGGAATGTGCAACATCCCGCGCCAAGAACAGCAAGCCTAAAAATTCATTTGCTTTCATTGTGGCATTCCTTGTGGAGGCATCATTTGTTCTGGAGGCATCATCTCTTGTTGCGGAGGCATCATCTCCATGGGCATAGATTCCTCGCGCATCTCAGGCATCTGGTTCATCATGCTCTGCGACTCCATGGCCGCAGCAACAACACCCATGGCGATGTCTTGGATTTGTTCTTCAGTCATACCGGCCTGCACCGCAGCAATTCGCTTAGTCTCGGCGTCATAAGCCTTGATCTGAGCCTCAAAGTCCTTGCGCTCCAAGTCTTGCATTTCAATTGATTTGCCGACATTCTGGATCATCTGGTACATCTGCTCCATCTCAGCGCCCATGGCCTGAATCTGTTGCTGGGCTGCCTGCAATGCTGGATCGTCCTCGCCGTCCGACAAGAACTTAGGATCAATGGTCTTCTGGAACCGCTTGGCCATCTCCTGTGCGCCAGGCCAATCCATGTTCTTGACAAACAAGTCGCCAGCCACAGACCACAATTGTGGGTTTCCTTGCAGTAGCTGCGCCATGGCTTCCAGAGCCGCTTGGCGCTTGGTTGCATAGCCTGGGCCAGTTGTGGCCACCACATCGTACTTGCCAACACCAGGGTTGTAAATCTTCTCGATCACAATGCCTTGCTCATTGACAATTTTGTTGACGGGTTGCGGCTGGTCAGGGTTGATCTTGACCATCTTAGTCTCGCCGTCTTCACCAATGATGCGAGCAATGCGCTGAGTGTCGTAAATCTTGGGGATCAAGTCCACCAACTGACGGGCCACATGGCGCACGGCGCGTGTTAGGTTGTCACCATAGTGGTATGTGCCAACATCACCCTCACGCTGGCGAGCCAAAATGGCTCTGCCAGAGCGCTCGTTGCCGCCAATGCCAAGAGAAGCATTGTATTGTCCGGTTGTGGACTTAATGTCCTCAGAGGCGCCTGCTTTGGCCTGTAACAAGCCCGTGGAAGCCATTGGCGGCTGCGCCCGCTGGGGTAGTGGCAAGACTGCGCCTTGGCCGTCTGTAACGTCTGGATTTACTTCGAGGTAAGGCCAGTTGTTTGTGTTGGCTGTCTTCCACTTGTCCTCATAGCCCTCAAACTGGCCACCATAGCCAATGAACGGGGCCTTGGGCGCCAGAGCCAGCATCTCAGCTTCTTGGCTGACCCAGTAGTTATACATGCGCTGGGCATCTTTGGCGTTTCTGACAAGGCCAGAAATGTAAATACGGCCATCAACCTCAAACTCGTTGCCAACAACACGGATCACAGGAATCCACTTGCCAGCCCACTCTTTTTGTTCAAGAATTTCGTAACCGTTAATCTTGCAGTACATCACCCGTGGGCGCTCAGACATGCGTGATTTGACAGGCTTGCCAAACATGTCTCTGAGCATCTTGTCTTCAGGCGTGCCTTCAAAGGCCGACTGGTTGCCAGGGTACAAATTCAGCTTGGTTTTGTCGTAGTCAATGTAGTAATAGCTAGCGATACGCACTGTGTCTTCATTGAGCCAGTTGCTGATCGACTGATCGCCTACACCGAGGGACTGAAGCGTAGAGATAGGCGCAGCATCTGGGTACTGGCGCTCATATTCTGCTTTTGTGAGGTCTTCGGTAATGAAACAATACTTGGCATCCGCACCCGTTGGGTCTTGCATCAAAGGATCCATGTAGACGCTGAACGAGTTACGAATACGGCCAATCTTGATGTCCTGATCGAATGTGTTTTCGTCGCAGTACTCGGTCATCAGGGTGATGTAGCCCTCGCCGTAGGACACTTGGTTCTCGCAGGCGGTGTCGTAGGCCACATCAGCGTCAGAGATGTACTCAATGTGACGGATCATGCCGTTGAAAACCTCAGCGACTTCCACGTCGGCGTTGTCATCGACTGGGATGACCTTCGCGCCTGGGCGATTCTGACGCATGTCATTCGTCACTTGACGAACGTGCTGCGGCAGTTTGTTGATTGTCAGTGTTGGGCGTGCGTTGATTGTCTGACCCTGCACCGCACCGCGAGTGGCCAATACGTCAGCAGGCCACTGCCAGTGGTTGTCGGGTGAGCCTGCATAAAAGCGCAGATCGTCAATTTCGTCTTCGCGGCTTTCAGCCAGTGCAGCAACGGCCATGTCCAACCGTGCGCGGGCAGTTGTCAGAATGTCTGAGTCAGACTTTGGTGGTTTGCCGCCAGCAGCTACATTAGCCGCCGCGACCATTCCAGTTGGATCAGCCATTATTTTTTCTTCTTTTCTGCTTCACGTTTGACTGAATACGCGATGGCCACGGCCTGCTTGACGGGCTTGCCAGCTTTGACTTCAGCTTTGACGTTCTTGCGAAAGGCTTCGGGTGATTTTGATTTAACCAGTGGCATGATTATTTCTTCTTCGCAGTTTTGGCAGATTCTTTAAAGTCTTTGGCCGAAGGCGCTGCCTTGCTGCCAGGCTTGTTCATCTTTTCGCCAGAGCCAGCTTTAATGCGTTCGCGTTTGGCATGAATGTTTGCGTAGAGTCCAGGTTTGGTAGCCATATCAACACTTCCATCGTTTAAGAGCTGCTTTAGCGCGTTCGCCATCTTTGGCGTTGGCCGCTACGGCGCCCATTCTTGCACAAAATGAATCCTTGCGCCCCTGATCTGCTTTTGTTTTGGGATTAGGCGCTGGCGCCTTAAGATTGCTGCCAGTTTCTCGATTGTACTTCTCGCGCCCTTTGGCGGTCAAGCCAGCACCCTTGGACACCGGCAGTTTTTCGCCACGGCCAACGCTTAAAGAGACATTTTTCTTTGTAGCCATAGTTATGATCCCATCCAAGAAGTTGCTACAGCCGTGCGGTCAGAATATGCGCGGGTTCTTTCCTTCGCAGTATATTCCCTATGAGCCACAGGAAACGCAAACGTCACGCATATTGCATCAGCTGCGTCAGGACTAGCCAGACCTCTGGCCTTCATGTCCTTCTTTGACTCCAAAAATATAGTGCCCCTCGAATCTGGCTTGATCATAGGCGAAACCAAATCAGTTTTCAAGAACCTATCTTTAGGAATTGATGCACTGCGCAGCCATTCTTTCATTTTTCCCCACATTTCGGCCCTTTTATTGCCATACATGATCGGATTTGCCGATTTATTGCCAAAGTTGACACCTTTGATTTTGTACCTCTGCTCCTTCAAACGGTCAACAATGCCAGCGCCAAGCCCACCTTCGTCAATGACCACCAGGGCTGGGCTGAATTCCTCAATGGCCTCAATGATGTGGCCAACCACAGTCATGGTGTCATCACCCCTGTGGCGGTCAATCCTCACAATGTCTCGGCCTTGGCGCACCGCAATCACCGTAGCATCAGCGCCAAAGCGCGCTGGGTCAACTCCAATGATGATTGGGGCGCTTTGGTCTTTGTATTTGGGCCGTGCCATGGCCTCATCCACAATGTCAGCCGGAATAAACTGGTCATCACCCTCAGATGGGAACATGCCATAGACCTCAACGTGTGCTTGTGAGCTGTCTGGGCCGTATTCGTCAATGATGTTCTGATATACCGCCTTGTCAGTGCCTTCTACCGTTCTGGCGTCCACCACCTTGTTACTCCAGAAATCGCGCTTGGAGTTAAAGCACTCATAAAAATAACCAGTGTTTCGGCGTGGATTGGAAAAAGCCAGCCAAAGGCGGTTCGGTGTGTTCTCGGTAAAAAAACCAGCCGTCACAGCCCAAATCGAGTCATCAATACCTGATGCCTCGTCAAAAATCACCATCACACCATCAAAGTTGTGGACACCAGCGTAAGCATCTGGGTTCTCTGCTGACCACAGGCGGCCCTCAACAGCCCAATACCTTGTGCCTTTTTTCAGGTCTTTCTCAACCAGTTCAGTCAACCACGCTGCCGGCGTGATCTTGGTGGCCGCAACCTCAAACCAGTGGCTGTTAATACTCATAGCCAACCACTTTGTGATCTCGGCCCATGTGACTGCTCTGAGCTGCGCTTCTGAGTTGGCCGAAATGATCGTTGTCGAGCCAATGCGGGTAGACAACATCCAGATGGTGAGCCAGCTGACTAAGGCTGATTTGCCAATACCACGGCCAGAAGACACCGCACTGCGCAGGGTGTTGAAGTCTACTTTGCCCTGGTTGTTTTTAATGTGCTGAGTGATCTCACGCAAAACTTCGCGCTGCCACTTGCGGGGGCCTTTGAAGTTTTGAAGGGGTGTATTTTCCTGACCCCAAGGGAAGGCAAACAGCACAAACGCCTCTGGGTCATCGGCAATGGCCGGCGTCCACAGAGTGGCCATCAACTCTTGTTCGTCTTCGGGCTTGTAGATCGTGGTTTGCATTTGCGCGATGTTAAACGAAAAAATAAAAATTAAAAATATTTTAAAAAATGTTCGCGGGGCTACCGTTACTGCGGCCCTTTTGCGCCGGCCCTACCCCCCTCCCCATGGCCGGCTGGGCGCTTGTCCACAGGTACTTTTCCACAGTTGTCCACAATTGCCTGTGGATAACTCAGACTGTAATGCCTGAGTATTATTTTTTCTGTGGATAACTCAGGGTCAACTTAACATAATGGTCATTGTATAAAGTGAACGATGCTTTTCTTGTTGTTTGGCTTTCTTTTTGTTGCATCTGCGCAACACGCGCGCGTGCGCGTAACCGTACAATTTTTATGCAAAAAGCGCATAACCTTCCCGATTACGCCTGCTTTGCTTCCACATCTACCACGTTACTGTTATCCATCAACACGCGCTGTTTGGCTTGTGTCAGCGCATCCATGACGCTAATCCTGTGATCGGTCACGGCAACATCAATGCGGTCACCGTAGGTTTTCGGTTTAAGTTTTGCAGCAACCCATTTGCGTGCTTCAACTTGCAGACGTTTCTGTTGAACCCAAGCACTAGCCATAGAGCCTTCTAAACCGTCTGGAAGCTCTTTGTCTGACAACTCAATGATTTCCTCTGCCAAACGGTCTGCGCGGTCTTCTACGGCCTTTTCGTAAGCCGCCCTGAACTCTGGGTTGTTCTTGATCATTTGACGCGCCAGCGAGTAACTGGGCATTCCCTCGGTTCTAAGGGTGCTAGTCAGACTTTTGCCTTCTGAGATGCCACGCAGGATATTTTGCCAAGCCTCATGTTCTGCCGGAAACAAAGCTGGACGGCCTGGGCCTTCTCTTTGCACTGTCATTTCTGACGCCAAGTTATCAGTCACTTGTAAACTCCTTAAAAAAAGAAGGTACTCACACCAACTGGCGCTTTCCCCGAAGGTGCGGCAATGGCAACTGCGCACACCGTCATGTTATCACCTCGATCTCAACCCTGTAAACTTTCGGGCCACCAGAGCGCTGACAATATTGCCACTCGATCATGCTGCTCCCGTCATCCACGCCAAGCCAGTCAGCCACACCATCCCTGACCGCTTTGAACCCCGACTGCAAGTTGTCGCCGTCCAGCTTCCTTGGAGCCACCCTAGTCAACACCACGGTGACTGGCAGTATCTCAACGCCATAGGACTGTGCAACAGCTGCCAGTGCCATTCTGGTCTTCTGCCTTTGCGACTTCACCAGTCTGGCCTTGGCCGCCCAATGCAACCGCATGTTGGCCACGGACACGATCTTCATGTCCATCTCGACTTCGATCATGCAACGGCCTTATCAAGCGCTCTGTTAACTGCTCTGGCCAATGCCGGCCTAAACTCTTGAAGCGACACAAAGTCTGGATGCAGGGCAAACCTTTCCCCGTTCCATGCAAGTCTGTAGTTCGCCTTGCCTGGCACTACCCCATCCGCCACCAACTTTAAACTTTGCCACGGACTGTCAGCATCAGGCACTTTGGAATACATCATCCAACCGATCCCATCAAACTTTCCAAGATCACAAACCTTGCTCCACATTTGATCATCTGGTGGATTTCCGCACCACATTTTTACCTTTTTTGATCTCATCTCAATTCTCCTTAAAAACACTCAAAAACCCGCCGGTATGTACCGAAACCTTTTTTGTACCGAAACCCGAAGGGTTTATATACCCTTTCGGTACGTTTCGGTACACCAAGGGGGGTTTGCTTCGGTACATTTCGGTACGTTTCGGTACATTTCGGTACATGCTTCGGTACATCAACCCTCTGTACGTTCTGTACCGATTTCGGTACATTTCGGTACAGTTCGGTACATCTCCGCATTCTCCAAAACCATGTTTTTCTTAACCAATGCCTCCATGGATTCTTTGAACCGGCGAGCATTCAAACCATGCTCTTTGGCCGAATCACGCCACTCGTCATAGTCCACCATGGCCGCAAAACCCTCAATGCCGTCTGCTGCTCTCTTAACCTCAATGGCCACCAGACAGTTCAGCGCAATGCGCTGGTTGCCTGACAGGATCACCCGCTTTTGGATGTTGCCCATCAGGCCGCTAATGTCCACCGCCGTCAGGTACGCACCCTTGACCGCCAAACCGTGCTTGTCTTGGATTGGCAAGTCCACTTGCGTGATCTGAAAGTTCTTAGGCGCAGGCATCTCTGCGTCCTTCATCTTCTTGGACTCAAACGCTATGGTCTTGGTTCCTGAATCCAGCTGGCATCGGTATTCCGCATCCAGTGCGCCCTTCAGTGCTGTGCTACCCCTAGACCTATCCTTATCAGCCACGCCAGAGTGATGCACCACCAGAACGCAGCAGTTCCATGGTTGGCGCAAGTAGGTATCCAAGTGCTGAATGAACGCATTCATGTCTTGGGTGCTGTTCTCATCCCCCCCATGGTTACGCGCTAGGGTGTCAATGATGATCAGGCTAGGCACAGTTCCCGCCTGCGCAGACAATTCCTTAATTGACTCAGCCACCACCGCAGCCTCAGTCGCGTCATACAACTGCGCCGCACGGTGGCTCTTGTACAGTGGCGCACCGTCCAAGCTCGTGCCGTTGCCAATCTGCCATGCCTTAAACCGTCTGGCCAAACCATTGTGGCCTTCGCCGGCAATGTAGAACACGCTACCTTGCTTAACCTCATGGCCATGCCAGGCACGGCCTGTGGCCACACAGCAGGCAATGTCGATGCTGACGAAAGACTTACCGCCGCCTGGATCACCGAACACTTGCGCAAGGGAATCTGCCTCGATGTAGTCGTCAACGATCCATTTGATTTGGGTCAGTTGCAGGCTATCTGCCCGACTGAACTCAAACGCCAGTTTGTCTTTCATTGGCCCTGCCACGCGCTCGATCTGCTCTTTGACGGCATCCAAGCCTTGCAAGCAGTGAAGGTCATTGAAGTCTGTAGGTTTGTTGTCCACCATGTCCGAATCAGAAAACGATGGGTACACAATCTCACCAAACACAAGCGCCGCAGCTGCACGGCCCTTAGTGACGCCAGGGTTGCCCTCGGTGAACTGGTCATTGTCTGCACCGATCACGATCTTGGAGCCTGGGAACATCTCCTTGGCGCTCTTGGCCACCTTGGCCAGATTGCCGCAGTCGAATGCCACCAACACGGTGTAGCCAGTCGCCTCATGGATCGATGCGCATGTGGCAAACCCTTCACCAATGAACACGATCTTGCGGTTACCACGCAACTCATAGAACCCGCCCTCGATCTTGCCGCCTTTGAGAAATCGCTTATTGCCATCTGCATCAATGGTTTGGTAGCTCAGTATCTCGCCAGCCTGATTGATCACTGGCACAACCAGCCTGCCTGCACGGTCAATCTTGATACCGTTAGCGCCAACATGCTTGCGCACAAGGTATGGATGGTCATTGCTTGCATCCGCATACGTTCCCACCTCATCCTCTGCACGCTCGGCAGCCACCGCCTGCGAAGCCAGTCTGTCTGCATCTTTCTTGGCTTTAACCTCTGCCACCCACTTGTCATGCTCAAAGCGCTCAGTGAACGACATTGCACGGCCAGTATCTGCCACCCACTTGGCTTCAAACACTGGCTCTTTCCAGCACCCTGCAATGCCCACTGGCACTTTGCCACTAGTGTGCAAGATGTACCAACCATCAAGCGCACCCTTCTTGCTCGACACATGCGCCACACGGTGAATCTCACCGTCAGCAATGATCTGGTCTTTGATCAGTAGGCCAGCTGCCTCGCAATGACGGCGAAACCCTTCCTCTGGGTTAATCAGGTCTTGGCTCTCTGTGGCAGCCGCAAAGCCGTTGGGAAAAATAGAAGTTAAATTGCTCATGCTTTTGCCTCCACCAGCTCTGGCCAAATAGACTGCCAGCTGCCCTGGCACACCATCTTTCGAGTGAGCCTGCCTTCGCTTTGCTGCTCCACTCTGACGGCCTCCCATGCTGACATCTCACGCCGGCCAGTAAGGCACTGGTAAAGATATTGCTCGTTTATGCCAACTTTTTCTGCCAGTTGTCGGCGCTCATCTGGGGGTATTTGTGTGTTCATAGGACGCAAAGTCTAGCAGATTGCTTGAGAAAATCCGTATTAGGGAAAGCACCTACACAAATAATTTAAATATTTCTAGCAAAACGCTTGACGACATCTAGCGATATGCTAGATAATTCTTTCCATGCCAACGAAATTGTTCTTGGCATCACGCCGAAAGGCCTTAAAGGAAAAACGAAATGACAAACGCAACACAAATCAGCCGCAACGAATCAATGTATGGCTTCAATGACATTGAGGGCTACATTGACCAAGTTAAAGAATCCATCACTTACCAATTTCATGGTGGCCACATGGTAGTCGCAGGCTTGATGTCTGACGCACAAGAGCAAATGGGTTACGGCAACACAGAAGGCGCACGCAAGACCCTCAATATTGCCAAGACCATTATGTTCCAGATCATGGATGGCGACTTGATCGGTACACGCACAACACGCTCTTAAACCAAACGGGGCTTCGGCCCCCATAGAAAGCACAACATGAAACACAGCAAATACTTTCACTACCCCGAAGTTAAGAACGCCAAGCTCAACGCCCGTGGCGAAGCAGTCATTGACTTCATTCTCGCCATCGCCATCGGTGTTGGCATGGCCGTCCTACTTGTTGCATGGTGGTCAGCATGAACCCCACACCCGCCTGCCCCCAAGGGCTGACCCAGTACGAGTGCGAACTTGAAGGTGTTGATCTGGTTTGCTTCTTAGAGTACACGCCAGACGAAGAAGGCTCACGCGACAGCTATGGCTTACTCAATGAGCCTGGCACATCTGAGAATATTGAACTGGTCAACGCATACGTTAGAGGCACTGACGTTGACATTGGCCACTTGCTTTTGCAGTACCTTGTAGACCACATCACAACCACAGCACTTGAGGACTTTAAGGACGACAGTTTATGAATGATTTTGTCGTTGTTAAAACACATCCAAACATGCTTTTGTACATTGACATGTTGCAAAAGAAAAATGCAGAGGCATTGTCTTTTTATCCAAAACAAGTTTTTGAACGTGAAGCTGAAAATGGACGATTGTTTTTAGGATTGCTTAATGGTGAACCCTGTGGCTACTTGTATGTTGGTGCAACAGGCAAAGACGTTAAATGCCATCAAGTGTGCATTGAATACGATGCCAGACGCAGGCTTTATGGGGCACAAATTGTTTCTGTTATGGAAAATTATGCTCTTGAAGGTAGATCATCAAGTATTACTTTGCGTTGTGGATTTGATCTTGACGCAAATAAGTTTTGGAAAGACATGGGTTATGAAGTGATCATGCACCAGCAAGGTGGTGTAAGGCGTATGAGAACAATCAACATTTGGCGAAAACAATTAACCCCTGAACTTTTTGAAAATATTGCACTTGAACCAGCAATTGGAAAAACAAATGCAACTGTCTGGCGTAAAAATAAAACTACAGGCATTGTGACTGGATTTCATCGAGGTAAACAAATGCAGCAATACCGAGCAATTTTAGTTGACAAAGAAAAGGAAACAAAAAATGACGATATCTAATTTGGTGGCGCAACTGCGACAAGCCAAACAGGCCGAGACAGATGCCAAGAATGAGCGCCTGCGCATCGAGGGCTTGATCACCGAGCAGTTTGCCAAGCCTGAGAGCAATGAAGGCACGCACAATGACGAAGACTTCAGCATCACTTGGAAACTCAACCGTTCAGTTGATACTGACCGCTTGGCAGCCGACTATGACGATCTGCCTGACAACGCCCAGCGTGCATTTAGATGGAAGGCCGAAGTCAACTTGGCTTACCTTCGCTCACTCTCCGAAATTGACCCTGCCGCTTATAACAAGGCTGCCGTGTTCATCACTAGCAAACCCGCAAAACCATCCATTGAACTGAAAGACTAACATGGCATTCGATCTATCCTCCATTTCCAAAACCAAACGTGTACGCTCACCCAAGATTGTTGTGGTTGGCCAAGGCAAGATTGGCAAGACAACTTTCGCGGCCATGGCGCCCAACGCCATTGGCATCCTGACCGAAGACGGCGCTGACGCTGTAGACGCAAACGCTTTCCCACTGGCATCCAGTCTGCCAGAAGTCTATGCGGCCATTGACACGCTGATCAACCAACAACATGATTTCCAGACCCTGTTCATTGACTCGCTCGACTGGCTTGAGCCAATGATCCAAGAATATGTGTGCAAGCAGAACAACTGGAAGAACATCGAGCAGCCAGGCTTTGGTAAGGGTTATGTGGCCGCTGCCGAGGAATGGCGCAACTTGCTCTCTGGCCTTGAGGTCTTGCGCTCTGCCAAGGGCATGGGCATCATCTTGATTGCGCACGACAAGATCAAGCGCATTGAAGACCCGCTGACCGAGGGCTATGACAGCCATGTCCTTAAACTGCACGACAAGGCCGCTGGCTTGGTGCAAGAATGGGCTGACGTTATTGGCTACGCAGGCTACCGCATCTTTACGAGCAAGACAGACGCAGGGTTCTCTAAAAAGGAAACCAAGGCCACCACCACTGGTGAGCGCATCTTGCACGTTGAACCACATCCGGCTCACTGCGGTGGCAACCGCTTTGGCCTTCAGAATATGCCGCTTGACTGGACGGCATTCCAAGCAGCGCTTACTCAGGCGCAGTCTTGATCACCCCAGTTCGTAACTTAACTTTTTAGGAAATTATCATGGCTCAGTTTAATTTTGACGCATCCCAAGTCGCTCCCCAAGCATCTACAGGCCCACTGCCTGCCGGCACATACCTGGCACACATCACCGAGTCCGATGTGCAGCCACTAAAGTCTGGCAACGGTGAGGGCTTGAAGCTGACTTTTGAAATCATGGATGGCCAGTTCAAAGGCCGTAAGGTTTGGGAGAACCTTAACATTCGCCACAGCAACGAAGACACCCAGCGCATTGCACAGAGCCAGTTGTCTGCGCTTTGCCACGCTGTAAACGTGATCAAGTTGATGGACACTGCCGCCCTGCACTTCAAGCCAGTTCGCATCAGCGTGACTGTGCGCGAGGCACAAGGCCAGTACAAGGCTAGCAACAACATCAAGGGCTATGAGTCTGCCGGTGGTTTCAGCGCACCAGCTGCTGCACCAGCACCAGTAGCCGACACGCCTGCATGGCCAACAGCCGAGCAAGAAGCCGCCAAGTCCAAAGCACCCGCATGGGCACGGAAAGGCTGACATGGCCCTGCTACCACAATCAGTTACTGATCCTGTGGCCGATGCCATCTTTGCCTACTACAAGGCAAAGTATGGCGCGGAAGCGCAGCGCCCTTACCTTGGCGCCTCTGCCATTGGTAAGCCTTGCCTGCGCCAGCACTGGTACTCATTTAGATGGGCTAAGCCTGCCGAGTTCTCTGGCCGCTTGTACCGAGTGTTTCAGTCTGGCCACTTACAAGAGCCAAGGGTTTATCAAGACTTGGCAAGCATTGGCTGCACGGTCTACCAGATTAACCCAACCACCGGCAAGCAGTGGTCATTCAGCGAAAGCACAACTGGCCACCACTTCCAAGGCAACGCTGACGGCATTATTGTTGGCTTGCCGCAGGCGCCTAAGTCTCCGCACATACTGGAGATAAAGACAGCATCTGACAAGATGTACAAGGAAATGCAAAAATCTGGCGTAAAGAAGGCCAAGCCCGAACACTACGCGCAGATGCAAATATACATGAAGTGGAGCATTGATCAGTTTGGCGAGGACGGATGCCGCAGGGCACTCTATCTGGTGGTCAACAAAGACAATGACGACATCTACACTGAGCGCTTGGAGTTTGATGCTGACGAAGCTCAGAAGCTGATCGACAAGGCCATGGCGGTGATAACCAGCGTTGAGCCACCAGTTGGCATATCGACTGACCCCACATGGTTTGAGTGCAAGTTCTGTGATTACCAGGCGATCTGCCACGGCACAGACGTACCAGCCCCGACTTGCCGTTCATGCGTTCACGCCACACCAGAGATGGACGGCCAAGGCAGATGGTCATGCAACAGCCATGAGATTGACTTGGCCGCAGAAGATCAGCGTAAGGGTTGCGACCGTCATCGGTACATCCCCATTCTGCTTGCCAAGACGGCCACGCCAATTGACAGAACCCACGACAACAGCATCGTCTACCAAATGGCCGATGGCAAAAAGTTTGTCAACGGTGACCCAGAGTTTCGCCCTGACTTTATCAGCAGCCAAGAAATTCATGCTTGCAAAGACAAAGTGATGTTGGTTGACCAACAGGCGCTTGAACTGCGCAAACAACACAACGGAAGGTTCGTATGAACACGCCCCCAATCCAAGACATTACCCTTAGAGACTATCTGGCCGCCGCAGCCCTGACTGGCTTGTTGGCCAATGGCGACAGAAAGACAGCTGTGGAAAATGCCTACGCTATTGCAGACAAAATGATTGAGGAGCGCAGCCGTGAAACTGCGTGAGTATCAATCCCGTGCAGTGTCTGACTTATTTGCCTGGTGGACAAAACATACCGAGGAGGCCGACATCCCTCTTTTGGTGTTGCCCACCGCCGCCGGCAAGTCGGTGATCTGCGCTGAGATTGTGCGCCAGATGTGGGATCAGTGGCCAGACTATCACCCGCGCACTGTGGTGCTGGTTCCATCCAAAGAACTGGCCGAGCAGAATGCGGCCAAGCTCAGAGCCTTACTGCCCCACACCATCAGCGTGGGCTTTGTCAGCGCCAGCCTGGGCACAAAAAAGTACAACGCCGATGTGATTGTGGCCACCATTGGCAGCATCCACAAGGCCGCGCACTTGCTTGGCAACATCAAGGCCGTGGTGATCGATGAGGCTCACCTAGTGAGCCAGAAGGCAGGAGACGCAGGCATGTACCGCACTTTCTTGTCTAAGCTCGGAGAGTTATGCAAATTTCGCATAGTTGGCATGACGGCCACGCCATTTAGGGGCAATCAAGTCTGGCTAACTGACGGTGACGATCCATTGTTCACTGGCATTGCAAGCCGTGTGTCCATGGGTGAGCTGCTTGAGCAGAAGTTTATTGCGCCGTTAGTTCCACCAGCTGAGAGAATCAGCACCCGCATCGATGCCAGCCATGTTGGCATTTCAAACGGTGACTACAAGGTTGGCGAACTATCCCGCGAGGTTGAGAAATACCTTGCCAAAGTGGCCACAGAAACCACTAGGATCGCCTCAGAGCGCAAGAAATGGATCGCCTTCACACCGAGTGTCGATAACGCTGAAAGCCTTGCAGACAAGCTAAATGAACTTGGCATTGTGAGCGCTGTTGTGTGCGGTGAGACACCAAAGCAAGAGCGCGAATATTTGATTGCTCAGTTTAAGAGTCACCAGATTCACTGCCTAGTCACCGTGCTGGCGCTGTCAGTTGGCTTTGATGTGCCAGATGTGGACTGCATTGTCTGGTGCAGGCCCACCAAGTCGCCGGTGCTTTATGTGCAGGGGATGGGCCGAGGCACACGCATTGCAGACGGCAAGACAGATTGCCTGGTGCTTGACTTTACCGACACCGTGGAGCGCTTGGGGCCGGTGGACACGATCCAAGGCAAGGCCAAGAAAAAGTCAGGCACACAAGAGGCGCCCTACAGCATCTGCCCAGACTGCGGTGAGCGCAACTTGCCAGCAGCCATGGTGTGTGTGCATTGCGGCGGCACGATTAGGGAAGAAGAAGCCAAGCCGATGGATGCCAAGGTTTCTTATGCTGCGCTCTTGTCAAGCCAGACGGCCATGGCCGAGCTGGTGTGGCACGACATCACTAAGGTGGGTTACGCCATGCACAGGAAAGAAGGCAAGCCAGACAGCATGAGGGTTGACTACTACAGCGGCCTGTTGCGCGTGGCCAGCGAGTGGGTGTGCTTTAACCACGTTGGCTACCCCAAGCAAAAGGCACAGGACTGGTGGTTAAAGCGCGACAAAATGGTCATGCCGTCTGGCACTCAGATGGCGCTTGACTACTTGCAAGGACGAAAAATCAATGAGCCAATCAGAATTGCAACCCGCAAAAACGGAAAATACACAGAGGTAAAAGATTATGAATTTGATAGAACTGAACGCAATCAAGAGGCATCTGGACAGCCAGGTCAAGCAAGTAAATTCGATACAAGTAAATTGCCAACAGTGCAACAACTTTGCAGTTGGAATGTGTAAGCAGTTTGGCGCCAAACCACCGCTAGAGTGGATCACCGGCACGGTTGAGTGCGAGCATTGGGAATGGGATCAAATACCTTTTTAGGAGACAAGCATGACTGAATGGACAAAAGAGGAAGACGAAGCCTTTAACGACGTTGAAAAGCAAAGCAACCTTGGTAAGCAAATACTGCGTGACATTGAGGGGCAACCATACCATTGGGATGTGTATGTGTCGCCATCGCAGCGCAACCAAGTGTTAGACGAATGCGCCAAGCTGGCTGATCAATGGGATTTGCCGGTGTTTGCCCAAACTATCAGAGAAATGAAAACATAATGGAAATCCTAATTTACACCAAACGCAAATGCCCTAATTGCATTACAGCCAAGATGATTTTGAGGGCTGAGAACATTAGATATGTTGAGATTGACATCGAGTCAAACCCTGCATTGCTTAGTGATCTGCCAGAAAGCTCACGCCAGATGCCGCAAATCTTTATTGATGGCCAGCACGTTGGTGGCTTGGCCGGCTTACATGAAGCACTTACAAAGACAAAACATGCCACGCCCAAAACCACCCGAACCCCTTAAAGGCCGCCAGATCAGGCTCACAGATCGTCACATGATGATCTTCCAAGAACTTGGCGGTATTGACTGGCTGCGTAAACAGCTAGACAAAAACGCCAAGATGCCTGCTAAGTATTACCGACTCGAACTAGACGCACCTTCAAAGAAAGAAATTAATGACTAAAGATGATGATGACATACAAGACTACGTTCGCCCTTGGGTTGGACTGACGGATGATGAAATTAAAACCATTGAAGAAATGGCGTTGACAAAACGAATGGCAATTGAAATGGCGATTGCAATAGCAAAGGAGAAGAACACATGAGTTATATCGTGGCATCACTGCCGCCCATGAAGTGCTTTGTTAAGCGCGAGTTCTTGTACAACGATCACAAAGGCCATGGCGAACTGGAGCCTGCCATCTGGGTCAGCCTCAAAGCCCTGCGTGGCCAAGTGTTTCGCATCGAGTCGCTGTTGCCCAACTACGGCGCTCTGTACGACAAGCTGCCGATCCACGCCTACGTCTGGCACAAAGACGCTAGCAATCTGCCGATTGACACGCTACAGCTGTGGGACTGCATGGGCTACCGTTTTACGATCATTGAAAAGATCGGCCTACGCAACCTTGGCGTCAAGTTCCTTGGCAAAGACAAAGAGTGGCACTTTGGCCGCTACTTGTTCACGGTGGACTTCTGCGCCGAGGGCATGGATTTGGACACGGGCTTTACCGAGCAGGCCGAAGAACACAAGTCATTTAATTGGATTGCGCTGGACAATGGCCAGTTTGCTTGCCAGCCCAACAACCGTTGCCTGTGGTATGACCAAAGCCTGATACCAAGTGAGACAAAATTCCCTGACTTCCAAGCGGCGCAGCGCCTGTGGACAGTAGACGGCACGCGCAAGTGGTCTGCCGGTGACGATTGGTTTTACGACATCAAGGAGAGAGCGTGAGTAACAAACCAGACTTTTCTACATGGAGCCAGGCTAACTTAGCCAAGTTTGCCGAAGAAGCCTACGCCAAGTTGTGTGAGCAAGATGACCGCATTCAGCACTTACAGTGCGACTTGAAGACGGCCATTGAGGCTTACCGCGCTGTGACTAAACAAACGCCCTAGTGCCAGCCTTGTCAATGATCAGCTTTTGCTTGCGTGGTTTGGCCTCTGGCGTGTTGGGTATGCTCACATGCGTCCAGCGGTCAAACTCACGGATCACTTGGTCAAACCCAAGGTCTGACGCAATGATTGCCCTAACCACTTGGTCTGGCGTCATAGCGGGTACACGAATGTCAGCAGCGCAGCCGATCCGATGCTGAGAAGTATCTTTACTGCCCACAGCGTCATTGACAGCTTTTGATCGGAAAGCTGAATTAACCATGATGGGCTTGCCACCCAAGACGGTTTTAAGTTCTTCAAGGAATTCAGCCAGGCGTTTAATGTTCTCAAGTTCAGCATCGTTTGGTGTGTTATCTAGCGCACGGTGGTCTGTGTGCGTAAGTTCTTCAAGGGTAAAGTGATCGGTCAAGTTCATTTCTTAATCCTGTCTGCAATTTTTTCCATGGTGCGGCCACCGAAATAGAACGACATGACGAGCATTCCCCACTGGCCAAGCAGCTCAACATAGGCGCCACGGGTTTCGTATTCAAAAATCGATGCAATGGCAAAGCCAGAATAGGCCACCAAAAGAAATATAAGCGTCATAGGGCGTATATTTTTGGACAACCAAGAGTCAGATGACATGTCGGCCTGAACGCGCTGTGTGAGGTTGTTTTGCTCAGTCTCGTATAGCTTGGTTTCGTTGGCCATCTTGGCCAGCTCACCGTCTTGCGCCATTTTGGAAAGTTCCAATTGTGCCTTGGCTTTAGCCTCTGGGTCTGGAATTAGTTTGTCAATGAGCTTGCCGCCCACGTTTAGAAGTGCGTCTAGTCCAATCATTGTTTGCTCCTTGAAAGCATGGTTGCTGCAATTTCCATCATGGTTCTTGTCACTTGAATGTCGGTGGGTTCATTATCCCAACCCACAGTAATTTGGCCAACAAATCGGCTTGGATCAGGTGGAATGCTAATTCTGCAAGTGTAAGCAACCCCTTTGGCGATATACCACAAGCCCATTTCAGATTGCGCTGACTTGTATTCGCCACAAGGAATCTCGCTAGCCATTAGCTTGACCACATCAGCATTGTTGGCTGCGTTCTGGGTAAACAGGCCTACATCAAGCCCATCGTTGGCTTTGTCTCGGCCTTCTTTGGTGTAAGCGCGGTATAGCACTCTGGTTCCAAACATGGGGTTTACTTTGAACACGGCCACAATAGTGGCATTGGTGGTTTTGAATAAGTGAGCAGCTGCGTCTTCCACTCTGTCTTCAACAATGCTTGGCATTCTTTTGGACTCTTTGTACGCGCCCATCAGCAGTTCTTGGTTTTGCCAAACAAAGTACCCAGCAAACGCAAACACCGCCATCAGTATCAGCGCAAACAGCTTGAATGGGCTATCCACATAGGACAGCACTTTGCTTAATACGTCTGATGGCTTTTCGTCACTCATAGTCCAAACATCCCTAATATCTTGGTCACGACTTTTTCGGCTAACTCATCAGGCAGGAAGCGCAAAAAACCAACGACATACCAAGCCACGCACAGCCTGACGAACACTTTGAGAAACAAATCAAACTGTTTCTGGTACTCATTCATCGCCCACAGCGCGTCTTGGCGCACAAATCTTGTATCTCAGCAATGCCCCAACCAATTGCGCCCAAGAGCATCACGATCACGACAACGCCAATTGCCCACGCCATCTGCTCTTGTTCTTCTTCTTTTTGTTTCTTTTCTGCCGCTTTCAATGCCGCCATTTCTCTAGCGTCATCTCTGTCCATCTCGGCCTGCCGAGCCTTGGTGGCGTTCCAAACGTCTATGCGTCCCGCCTGCATGAACAGCATCTTTAACTGTTCTTCAAATCGCTTGGCCTCATCAAGCGCCATCTCAATCTGTAGCGCCGCGCCTAGGTTGGATTTACCACCTGTACGTTTAGCCTGTAGCATCGCCTTAGTAGCGGTACTCTTGGCATCGAAAAGCCGCGAAATGGATGGGGCCAATCCCGCTAAATCACTTGCGACTTTGCTGGCTTTCTTGACTACACTAATCGCGCTTTGTAGTCCTTCGAGCGCGGTAATGGGATCGATGATCATTTGTCAACTTTGCCATCCAGTTTGTCAAATATCTTACCGAGCATTTCCCGAACGTCTTTTATGTCGTTGCGATAGTCATCGCGGGTGACATAGTTTAGGGGCATGTTGCGCACATCGCCATCAAGCCGGTCAATGGCCTGATAGATGCGGTTCAGTGTCCAACCACCAAAGAAGCCTGCTGCAGCCACAGAGATGTTGAATAAAACTTGGTAATCCATCATTCTTTTCCATTGGCCATGCCAGTCAAGTCAATGCGCAGTGCGTTTTTGTTGCGTTGTGCAGGCGCCAACTGGTTTGGTTGTTTAAGAGCTTCTTTGACTTTGCCAGTCACTTCACGAGTACGGGCAAATTCAGCAGCTGGCTTTGCGCCTGGGAATCTCAAAGTTTGCAAAGCCTCAAGACCACGCAAGACAGCGCCAGAAGTGTTGCTGTAGTTCACCGCACCAGGCTGTTTGACAAGCACATCTTTGATGGCATCACGCAAATCCATAATCTCATTGCGGCCTGTTTTGCCAAACATGTATGTCAGTTTGTCTTCGGCATCAAGTTGATTGATAAAAGTGTTAAGGTTTCTAAAAGATGGCTGATCACTTTTAGTCAGCAAATCTTTCATTTGCTGTATGGTTTGGCCTTGCAGTTCTTTGTAGGCTTGTTGGCCTTCTGGGCCAGCCTTCTTGAGCAACTTGGTGACTGTGCGCATTTCTTCCAAAGAACCGTCAAGCACCACATGCTTAAAGACATCATCAAGCGCAATACGGCGGTCAGCGTAGCCGGCCTTTGTGCCAAGCAACTTATCCACACGCGATACATCTTCAAATTCTTTGGCCAACTGCGCTCTGGCAGCGCGTGCTTTTTGGTACAACTCACCGCCAGCGCCTTCACCCATCTGGGTAATGATGTTTTTCATAGGCTTGGCATTTGCCGAGTCCTTGACCGTGCCAATCTGTTGATAGATGTCTTCAAGCGCACGGACAGAAATTGTGCCAGTGCCTTGCGGGTCATTCATTCTCAATGACTCAGCCACAGAATCCAAAATTGGGTCTAATTTTTGGCGCTGTGTTGGCGTTTTGGTTTCAATAAAGTCAAGCAAATTTTTGTATGGAACTTGTTGCAAAGTTTCGCCAGCATTGTCTGCTTGTGCATACAACGCTTTGTATGCGTCATACTTTTTGGTGTACTCATCATTGAGCGCTTTGTCAACGATCTTGCCAACAGCACGCATTTGAGTTGGGTCTGCCACTTCAGCGCCAACTTCATTGGTCATGCGCTCAAAGTTTTGCACAATGGCTTTTTGTTGGTTTGCTTTAAAACCAGACATTTGTTCAGCCAATTTAGTTTTAGCTTCTTCAGAAATGCCAGTTACCACACCACGCTGAACTTCAGATTCAAACTGTTGTTGTGCTAAGTTCTTGGTGCGTTCACCAGCTGTGGCTGGGATGTTCAAGCGTTGCAAACGCTCTTGGCGCATCAAGTCTTCAGCAGTACTGGCCGCGCCCATACCAACCATAGCTGGCTGTTGTTCGCGTGTCATTACATTGGCCAAAGCATTTTGCACTGGCGTTGTTACTTGTCTTGCAATAGGACGGGTAACAGCACCAGCCTGCATCATGGCGGCGGGCGCCAAAGCGTTAATGCTTGTACCAACAGAGCCGAGGGTTGGGGGCAAAGCACTTGTAACTGGTTGTAAAAACTCACCAACAGCGCCCAAGGCTTCTCTGGCCGTTTGTGTGCGTGGCTGATATTGCACAGCTTTCATGGCTTCTTGGCCAGCGCGAATGCCTTCTTGTGTGCCGTATTTGCCACTGGCCAAAGTGCCAGCAATACCGACAATAGGTGCAATTGCACCGCCGGCCAATGTAGCGCCAAGCGCCAATGGGGTTTCAATCACGCCCATAATGCGGTCACGCATAGACACTTCTGGTGGCTTAACACCAGTCACAACATTCTCAGCGCCAGGTATTGCCGCAGCCGAACCCAACCCAATGGTTTTGTAAAACTCCATCTTGGGAATCTGGCTATAAAACTTTTTATGCAACGAGTCGGCCAGCTTGACATCTGGCACGGCATCGTATTGCGGATACTGTGCGCGGAACTCTGCAAGTGTTGCCATGATTAAAGTCCTGGTAAGCCCAAAGGATTGTTTGCGGTTGCGCCTGGTAAAACGCCAGCACCGCCCATTTGCTTGGCGTTTGGCCCTGCTTGAATTTCCATTGCCTTAATTGCAGTCTTCCGAGCCGCTTGCTTTTGGGCAATTGTGGCAGCGTCATCACCAGGCTTGGGAAAGTAATTCTTTTCCGCAGTCGCAAATTCACTTGCACCAATTGCAGCGCCAGATTCTTTCCGCAAAATGGCCGTGATGAAATTGATCCTTGCTTGAGCCACTTGTTGTTGCTCTGGGCTAAGACCACCCAGCACTCGCGGCAGTGCATTAAAGATAGAGCCAGACACATCTTCAAGTTTGTCGCCAATAAATGGCACAAGACCCACGGCTCCGCTAACTGCGCCTTTGATCAAACCAGTATTTGTTTTCCCTGCGTTTTCTAATGGCTCCAAAATGGCATTGGCTTCTTTCATTCTCATGCCATAAGCCGTGGCGTTACCTTGCGATTCGGTCAGTGCAGTGCCTTTGCCGCGCAATGGCGTTCCAGCCATAGGCGCTGTTGCAGGGGCTTGCTGATCCAACACGCTAGTCATGCCAGGGATTGCTTGAACTCTAGCGCCTGGCATACCAGACGTAGCTGGCGCAGCCATTGGCGCAACTGCTGGTGCAGCACCGCCAATAGATACTGGGAAGGCTTGCAATGTGCGTTTGTTGACGCCAACAATTGAGCCGTCTTCAGCTTCTTTAAGTTCAAAGCCTGGGTTAGCTTGTTCCCATGCAAATTTTTGTCGTGCCAAGTTAAGCTGACCTTGACTAGCCATTTCTCCAAATGTTGGCGTTTTAGCTATAGACCCACCAGCAATTGGCATACCGTAACCAGGCATCATTGGGTTGTCTTGAATGTTGACAATCTGGCCGCCAATATCTTGACGAGTAGTTTTTGGCAACATAAAACTAAGTTTGTCTTTGGCATCTAAAAGACCCAAAACTTTTTCAACACGGTACTGTTTGTACTGTTCTGGCGTCATGTTTTGAAGTCGCTGTGTTTCTGCGCTTGCAGTAGCAAAATCAAAATAACCTTTAGTCACACCTTCATTAAGTTTTTTAATTGCATCTTGTGGTGTTGGTGCATCACCTAAAGAAGTCCAACCATGTTTAAGTTTGTCTTTAGTCAATTGAAATTCATTTTTTTCAATTTCACTTTTAGTTTTTTGGGCGGCAAGCGCAGCAGCTTCAATTTCGCGGCGTGTTTTTTCAATGCCTGGAATTTGTGACCCGCCACCACCTTTTGCCAAAAGACCAGTCAATTTGTTGTAGTTAATTTTGCCAGTATCAGGATCAATAGATTGGTTATAAGCATCAGCTAACACATTTTGCGTTTGTTCGGCGCGTTGAGCCGCGCCAAGTTGATACTGCGCCAATTGATTTTGATTCTGCGCGCTTTGAATAGCCGCAACTTGGCCGTACTGCGCCAATGGATTGGCCAATTCAAGTGGTCTAACGCCAAGAGAAATGCTTGGATTGAGCGCCATAATCAAATTCCTCCAGGTGGTTGAACAACCATATATGATGGCACGTTAGAATAACCACCAGTATTTACCATTTGCATAGCTTGATTTCTTTGCAAAGCGTTAAGCAACGCATTGCCTTGGGTATAGTTTAGGTAAGTACCTAAGCCACCAGTTAAAGCGTTAGCCGCGCCTACTTGGCCCGCCGCTTGAGCTGCGCCAGCGCCGGTCATTAAATTGCCTACGTTTGTGCCGTATGAACCTAAAATATTACCAGCACCAGTTGCATAGTTTTGACCAGCTTGACCAACTAAATTAGTGGCAGTTTGACCAATACCAGACAACGCTGCTTGACGGTTGTACAACTGGTTCTCACGCGCCACATCAGTGTTGTAGCCAGTTAAAGCGCGGTTGTATGCGTTACCAAATTCTTGCGATCCCATCTCTTGACCAAAGCGCTGTGCGGCTTTTAAAGCACCGCCAGAGATCAAACCACCACGGGCGGCGGCTTGACGATCAAGCGCCTTCTGGCCTTCTGCCAAACGGAAAGCATAGCCTGGGTCAGCTTGATAATCGCCTGCACCAAATCTAAATGCGCCAGGCACATTACCCGCCGTGCGTTGCATTTCAGCTAATGCGTTATAGCCCGCCGTGCGATAAGGCGCTTGGTCTTCGCGGGTTTTCTCAAACATTTCGCGTTGCAACGCGACTTGCTGATCAGCAACTTGTTTTTGCACATCAGCGGCTTGAGCCGCCGCGCCAGCTTGTGTTTTTGCTGCGCTTCTAGCTGTACTTGCGCCGACTACAGCTGAACCTACTATGGCTGTTGCTACCCATGTCATGGCTTTTCCCCTTGTTCCGCAAGTTTAGGCGGTGTGTTAGTTGAAGAAATTAACCCCATATCATCATAAGTTGGGGAAATTACCTCTTGCTCAATTTTATCTAAATCAGACTCGTTTTCAAACTCTGTTAGATGGACTGTTGTCCAAATAGTATCTTCTTCAGCGTATACGGCACGTTTTAAGCCAACTTCAGAGATAAAAGTGCATGGCGCCACCAAATGCTTGTCGCCAAACTCAGTAAACACTTTGACTCGGCCCTTGGAAATAAAGTTCAAATGCGGATGTTTATGAATCTTGCCAATAACAAATGAACCTTTTGGCAGAAAGATTTCTCTAGCGTATGTGCTGCACCCATACTTTTCGTCTTTGGGTGTGAAATAGTGCTTTAAAGTGCAATCTTCCAACGCAGATTGAGCGACACCGCTGTCAATCATTTGTTGCATTTCTTGTTGGGCTGCAAGCACAGTTTCACGAAAACGCACCTTAATTGGCGCGTTTGGCACAACGTCAAAACCCTTGCCGTAGGTTACACGCATTAGGTCACCTCACGTCCAGAAACGCGAATGTTAATAGCGCTGGCTGTGCCTGCAATTGTACTTATAAAGTCGCCAATGCCAAGCACTTGGCCAACCAGTTCAGGGAACGTGTAGACCTCAGACGCCTGCAAGGTCTTGGTCTTGGTGATCAAGTTGGTGTTGCCAGCAGAGCCTGCGGATGTAACCAAGTTCACGCTGATCGTGGCGGCAGACGCGCTGATGTTAGTTGCTGTGAACTTGTCAATGATGGCCGTAACGCCATTCGCGGTGTACTGGGTAACTTGAGTGTTTTCGGCAAATTTAGCCGGTACGAGGACTTTGACGGTGACTGTCATGGTTTACTCCAATAAGAGGCAATTGTTAGCGGCTTGTTGCATGATGACCCAATTAGTGCCGTCAGACACCATTGTCGCCCAATTTCCTACAACTGCCAAGAGGATTGCTGTGCCAGCAGTCGTACTGTCAATTGGCACAACATTGCTGGACGCAGACACTAGGGTTTGTGCCTGCATGTTTTTAAAAGTAAGTTCTCGGCCCGTGTAAGTGGCTGCGGAAGGCAGTGTCACTGTACATGTCGAGCCAGACTTATTGTTGATGAACCAAGTCTCGCCAACGCCAACAGTGAAGTCAGCAGTCTTGGTAAGGGGTGCGGTGGAAGCGGCGGCAGTAGAAGCTAACGTGCCTGCCGTAAAAGACAAGCCAGTGCCGATAGTGACGTTGCTAAACCCGCCAGAGCCGTTGCCGTACAGAATAGATGTGCCACTGGTGGCTGGCGCTTTGTTGTTAAAAGTATTCCAGTCAGTTGATGTCAGGTAACCGTTTACCGAGGTACTGGCCGCAGGCATACTGATGTCAGGTGCAGTGCCACCAGACGACACCACGGGCGCTGTGGCCGTCACAGCAGTGACTGTGCCTTGTGTGGGCGGTGGCAGTAGATTAAGCGCCTCAATCTGCTTTTGCATTTCAGCCGTTTGAGATACCAAGGCCGAGCAGCAATCAACAAGGTTGGCGTCTTGAATCTGTTTGATCAACTCAGCACTCAGATCAACTGTTGGCGGCAGGGTCTGCAACTCTTGATTGACTGACAACAAAGCCGCATCGTAAGACGCAAGCAAGGCATCGGCGCTTGGGCCAACAACATCATCCACAACAGCCGTTGCAATGTCTTGTAACGACAGAAAAAACAAATACCAGGCGCGGTCAATCAAACCCGTGCGAGGGTCAATCAGCGGCACTCGTGGTGGCGTGATTGGCGTTGGCGTAGCGTTAGGGCTAGGCATTCGTTGGACTCAGAATAAGTTCTGCGCCCATGATGGCAATCTTCACAGGATCAGTGCCAGACGCCTCATAAACTCGGTCACGCAACTTAGTTGTCATACCCAGACGCCGCCAGATTACACGTTTGTAATACTGGCCAATCTTGCCCATGGATGCCCAATGCTCGTTTGACCATGTGTGACCACCATCGTCTGACCAACGAAGCATAACTTGAGGGTTGCTTCCTTGAGTAGCAATTGCTTGATCGTCAGAAATTAAATAATCGCCGCTTTCAGTAATTAAATTATCGCCATTTTCTGTTTGTAAATATATTGTTTCATTAACAACCAAACCATTTAACCCCACACCAGACTCACAATCGAGTTGCATCATGTGTTGAGTTGTGCGTTTAAGGTTGTTTTGGCCAGTCGGTAGCGCACGCCATGAGCGCAACCATTTCTGGATGCCGCCGTTGTCGCTAAAGTCGTCCAGATCAAACGCATAGATGTTGCCGTTTTCAAAGTCGCCCACAACAATCTTGTTGTTAAACGACATCTGGCAGTTACTGCGATGGCGCGTAAAGTTGCCATCAGAAAACCCTGCACGCTCATGCCACGCCTGAGTTGCGGCGTCATAAACCCAGGTGGTGTTAGCACTAGGGAAAACAAGTACATAGAAGCTGTGGCCGTCTTGCTGGTATGTGTAGGCAATAGCGTCCGACATGTCAGCGTACTGCTGAATTTGCCACTCAACAGCGTGGGTTGAAATGCGAACGCCGGTGTAACCATTGGCGCGATAGACAATACCTTGACCACGGCGGTCGCGGCCAAGCCAAAACAAGCCGTTGTCCATCTTAGCCACAGAGTAAGGGGCAGCACAACCCAACTCGTTAAACGCGCCCTGAATGCGCTGGAGAGGGTAATCCGTTGCGCCAGAGTCGTACCAGACTTCAATTGAGTTAGTGCCAAACGCCCACACCTCGCGAAAGTTGGACGCCACGGCAATCAGGCCGTCTGGTGAGCCTTCGGTGCTGGCAAAATCAAGTGGGTCAATGGATGTGCCTTCTAGCAGCTGAGTCACCCACAGCAACTGGCTGTTAGGCTGGTTAAACACAAAGTAGCCGTCCAGATAGCAGACAGTCACAGCGCCTGGAAAGTCCGGATCGGTGATCTGGCCAAAGGCGTTTGTAGTGTTGTTGTAGATGTAGCTGGGGCCATTGGCCGCAATGAACAACTGCGTGCCGTTGTCAGCCATGCTTACTGGCCCAGTACCGGCTACCGTGCCGATTAGCGTGGCCACATACGAGGTGTTGATTTTGTACAGTTGTGTGCCAGAAACAACAAAAGCCGTGCTGTCGCTAGACGAGAACGCCCAAAGGCCACGGACAGGGCCAGTGCCAACGGTGTTGAGTAGTTTCAGACCTGGGGCGCGGTTCAGGAATGCAGGCTCTTTACCAGCCTCTGGAACGATCTCTGGAAACAGATTGACCATCCGAGCGTCTGCCGCATTGACAGACCGCGCTACATAAGTAGAGCCAAGAATCGGCGTCTTCATTAGTAGTTACCGGCATAGATGTTGAAACGCTGGCGGTTGGCCACCAATGCGTAAGGCAGCGCCATCACGTCATCAGGGTTGTTGATGCGCTTCAAGTCACGCTTAGAAGTCATGGCAATGCGCTGCACTTGTGGGCTTGGTTCAACGCCAAACTCAGGGGCAAACTCCATGGCCAAGTTGTATGTAAACGCACGCAAATAGCCTGGTGGGTAGTACAGCACCGTTGACAAGTTGGCAGGGTTGTTCAGTTCTTCGACCGATACAAAGTGAAATTCCAAGTCCTGCGTAGGCCGTGGGTAAACATACATCTCAATATTAGGAAACGTCATGTTGACCCACATCACTTGTGGGTAAGTAGACGTTACGGTCTTAACAGCAATACCGTTGTACTGCTGTTGATTGATAAATTTAATGCCATACGAGACATTGGTGGGCGCTCTGAAGTATGTAGAGTCGTCAAGCAAAATAGGGCGAAGGCCCACAAAGTCACCAGATGGGCCAAGGGTGCGGCTAATTAAGCCTGCGGGCCATGTGAAAACTTGATCTTGTGTGCAAAACACGGCTAAACGCTCTGTGTTCCACGAATCAATCATTTGATTGAACGCCATCAAGGCGTCTTGTGACGTAGCCGCAGAGGGCGTTTCACCTTCAGCAAGCACACCGA